TACAAGGACTACGTGGAGCGCTTGACCGCCTCGTGGGTGAACTACTCGGCCACTTCGTCAGCGGAGAAGAAACGCGAGATGCTGGCGAAAGCGGTGGCGGAACTGAACGAGCGGATAGCGGCGTCGAAGCGGAACCTGGCCGCGATCGCCGAACCATCCCCATCGCCAAAGCCCGCGACAAGGACGGCAACCCACTAGCCTCGCGCGGCCTTGCCCCGGCCGACAGCCTCCCGCTGGAGAATCTGACCGGGGCACTCGACGCCATCACGTCGGGCTGGACCAACGGCCCGGCCGGCGGCGTGCACGGCGTGGCCTCGATCCTCGACCTGCCGCCGTCGCTGCTCGCCCGCATCCCGAACGACGCCCTGCGCGACATGCGCGGCGTCTACGACCCCGCCACCGATGCCGCCTACCTGATCGCCGACCGTCTGGAGAACGTGCGCGAGGCGCAGTTCGTCCTCGGCCACGAAGTGCTGGGCCACGCCGGCCTGCGCGCGATCATGGACAAGACCGAGCTGGCCAGCGAGCTGAATCGCCTGCGCATGATCAACCCGGCGCTCGGCGCCGCGGCCCGCGAGCAGGCCAGCCGCTTCGGCTACGATCTCATCACCGCGACCGAAGAGGCCCTGGCCGACTGGCAGGGAGAAGGGCGCACCATCAACGGCTGGCAGCGCTTCGTGGCCAAGGTGCAGGCAGCGCTGCGCGCGGTCGGCCTCGACGCCGTCGCCGACTGGATGGAAAACCGCAGCCAGGCCGAGACGCTGTCGCTGCTGACCCGTGCCCGCGAGGCCATCACCGGCGACAACACGCTGCGCACCTTCGGCAACATGGAAGCGCTGCGCTATTCGAGCGACCGCGCGCCGCGCTGGCAATCGGCCCTGGCCGAGCAGATCGGCAAGATGCCAACGAAAGTCGCGCCCGCGGCGCAGTGGGTCAACGCGCTCGCCGGCCTGCAGGCCAAGGGCGTCAAGCGCGACGAGATCGAGTGGAGCGGCATCAAGGAGTGGCTCCAGCTGCAGGACGGCAAAGTGACGAAGGAGCAAGTGCTCAACTTCCTGTCCGAGAACGGCGTCAAGGTCGACGAAGTGATCAAGGGCGAGCCCGACCCACAGCTCGAAGCGAAGCAGCAGGAACTGGCACGCCAGAAGGAAGAGTACGTCCAGCAGCAGATCGAGGAAGCGCGCAAGGAGTTCGAGCAAAACCTGCAGGAACGAGTCGACTACCACATGGAGAATGTCTTCGGTGGTCATTACGTGGCCGAAGGCGAGAATGAAGACGGCGAGCCGGTGTGGGAACTGCGCACCGAGTACTACGACGATGTCATCGACACCTACGACACCGAGGAAGAGGCGCAGCAGGCTGCCGACGAGGCCAACGACGACGAAATCGCCGACGCCGAGCGCACCTTCCGCAACGATGAACCTTCCTTCGACGAGGACGATGCGCGCTACTATGCCGAACGCGAGTTCGACAACGAGCACGACGAGGACCTGGACAACCCGGCGGACGCTGTCAAGTTCGAGAGCTGGCGGACCGTGCCCGGTGGCGATCCGGCCACCTACCGCGAGCTGCTCATCACGCTCGACGATATCCCGGGCGGGCAGAAGCAGCGCCGTCAGGCCGTCTTCGACAAGTATGCGCCCGAGATCGAGGAGCTGCAGCAGCGAATGGACGAAGCCTGGCGTGTGAACGACGCTGCCCATGTCCAGAAGCTGCAACAACTGCATGACAAGCTGAGCGACAAACGCAACCTCGAAGCGAAGGCCGCGGCCGGCGAAATCGCCATGTTCAGCGGCGACCATTGGGATAATGGACAAGTCCTGGCGCACGTGCGCTTCGACACCCGCACCACCCCGGACGGCAAGTCGGTCCTGCAGGTGCACGAGATCCAGTCCGATTGGGCAGAGCAGGGCCGCAGCAAGGGCTTCCACGACGACCAGGCGCGCGCGGTCATGGCCGCCTACGACGCAATCGAGGCGCAGGGCGGCAAGAAGGCGTTGCGCGACCGCCTGCGGGCAGTGGAGACGGCCTACGAGGCCCGCACCGGCCAGCAGGCGTTCGTCAACTCCGACCCGCAGCCAGCCTTCCAGGACAGCGCCGAGGGCCGCGAGTGGGACCGCCTGTCGGATATTCTGATGGAGCCAACGCTCGCCAAGAAGAAGGTGGAGGGCCTGGCGCCGGCGCCGTTCGTCAAGAAGACCGAGGCCTGGGTCTCGCTCGCCCTGAAACGCGTCATGACCTACGCCGCCGAGAAGGGCATCGACCACGTCGCGCTGCCAACGGGCGACCAGGCCAATACCGCGTTCTCGCTCGAAAAGCACGTCGCCATCGAGTACAAGCACAAGCCCGACGGCAAGGTCTGGCTGCATGTCACGAAGGCCGAGAACGGCAATACCGTCACCGAGCGCAGCGTCGAGCCGAAGGAGCTGCCGGGCATCGTCGGCAAGGAAGTGGCCGACAAGATCATGCAGAAAGAGGGCGAGGAAAAGTACGACCCCGAGGGCAAGCAGATCAAGGAGCGCGGCGAGCCGACCGGCGTGTTCCGCGGACCCGACACGCACTACGGCGAGTCGTGGTACATCAGCTTCACGAAGGCCCAGCCGCTGGGCGTGTACCCGAACGAGGTGCTGGCCAGGGCGGCCGCCGACGGCATCCGCGACATGGTGCGCGAGGAGCATCCGCGCGTGCTGGCCGGCGACGACCTGAAAATCGGCGGCGAGCCGATGCGCAAGTATTACGACGGCATGGTCGTCAACATCGCCAATGACCTGCTGAAAAAGTTCGGCGGCGAGCGTGTCAAGCCGATGCAGGTCGGGCCGGCGGGGGAGCGTGTCAACGCAGTGGTGGAGCAGCATGGCCACAGCTGGGTCGTGCGCGACACCATCAGCGGCAAGTATTTCGAGTCCGACACCGAAACACCGAGCTGGACCGACAACTTCCAGAAAGCGGTGCGCGCCAGCTACAAGAGCACCGCCGAGGACTGGGCGCACCAGGTCATGTCGGCGCAACCGACGCAGCAGCCGGCGTTTGCCATGACGCCGGCCCTGCGCGAGCGCGCCTCGCAAGGCCTGCCGCTGTTCTCGCGCCAGGGTGAAGATGGCAGCACCCGCGAGAAGGCTGCGCCGGGTGCCAACGTCCAGCGTCTGGCCAGCCTGCTCGGACCACAGCTCTACGGCGACATGACCGACATGGGGCCGGTGACGGTCAAGGAGCTGTATCAGAACGCCTTCGACGCCCTGAAAGGCTCGATCGAGGCCGGCACGGTCACGCACGGCCAGATCGACATCGAGACCGACCGCGCTGCCCGCACCATCACGGTGTCCGACAACGGCGCCGGCATGACCCCGGAGATTATCAACAAGGCCTTCCTGACCATCGCCGGCACGAACAAGGAAACGACGCGCAGCTCGGGCGGGTTCGGCATCGCCAAGATGCTGTTCCTGTTCGGGAACAAGTCGCTGTCGCTGGTGACGGTCAGGAACGGCATCGAGGCGCGCCTGGACACCACCGGCGAGCAGCTGATGAATGCGTTCACCGATCCAGCAGCCGCGCCCGAGATCGTCACCCGCCCGACCGACGCGCCAAGCGGCACCTCGGTCACGGTCACGCTGCCAACGTCCTACAACAACCCGTCGACCGGCAGGGAAGAGACGATCCACTTCCCGTCGGATCGCTACGACGTGGGCGACACGCTCACCAAGTCGCCACTGTTCGAGAACATCACGGTCCGCTTCAACGGCCAGGAGCTGCGCGCCGGCGCGGCCTTCCCGAACAACGACTACACCACCTTCTCGACGGTGAAGTTCGATTGGGGCACCGCCCGCATCATCGTCTCGAAGCAGGAAAACAAGGGCTGGGGCGCGAACTACCACGTCCTGTCGAATGGCCTGTGGCAGTTCAGCCAGTCGCTCAAGGAGAACCCGTTCAGCTTCGGCGGCGACAACGTGCCGCGCGAGTTCTACATCAACGTCGAGCCGCGCGTAAAACCGGAAGAGCCGGGCTACCCGTTCGCCCTGAACCGCAAGGGCTTCTCGCCGGCAGTGGCCGACGACTTTGCCAAGATCAGCAAGTACCTGTCGGTGCTGTACGGGGCCAACAAGACCGCCGAGGCGGCGGCCGGCTTCGGCAAGATCGAGTATGTCGATACCGACGGCGCCGTCTCCGCGCCGCTCCAGCTGGCCCCGAAGGTCGACGCCGGCGCGCGCGAGAGCATGCTCGTCATCAACGAGGGCGACCAGATCGAGGTGCACGACGGCCGCATGACCGTCAACGGCCGTTCGGTGCCCGAGCTGAGCCCGGACCAGCTGTCGCAGGTCAAGGTCGACATGAGCAAGTTCAAGATCGACCAGAGCGAGGTCGATCCGACCCGGCCCATGATCCACGACAACGTCGACGTGAAACTGGCACCGAAGGAAGAGGCAGCGCTGGCCGAGGCGCGCGCGAGGATCGAGCGCCTGCAGGCGGTCAAGGACGCGGCCGAGCTGGCCTATGACGACGCAGCGAAGGCCTGGGACCAGATGCAGTCGTTCGACCCGGGCTACGAGGAACAGCATCAGCGCGTGAGCGCCGCCCGCGCCGCCTTCAACGCGGCCTCGAACGCACTGTGGGACGCGCGTGACGGCATCCACGACTTGAAGGACGCCTACAAGAAGGCGATCGAGGCGGCCGAGACGATGCCGGTGACGCAGGCGATGCGCGCGCAGTTCGGCGCACGCTTCGACCGCTTCGCCGGCGACCTGGGCCGCCAGTTCATGCGCCTGCGCGACGCCCTCATTGCCAACGACCGCGAGTACGAGAAGCTGGCCAGTGTGCCGGTCGGGGTCTCGTTCGACGAGGATTACTACGGTGTGCACACGATGGTGCCGTTCCGTGGCATGTTCCTGAACCCGGCCATGACCGCGGTCGACGATCCCGACGCGGCCGGTCCGCAGGCCTCGACGAAGCTGATCGCTACGGCCATGGTGGGCACCATGATCCATGAGATCGCGCACTTCCGCGAGATGAACCACAGCGAACGCTTCATCGGCGAGATGCAACGTGTGACAGCCGTGCTCGATTCGGCGGATAATTTCAACCTGGCGAACCTCAAGCAAGAGGTGCGCTCCATCCTGGATCGCAACCATGACATCTATACCGCCCTCAACCGCACCTTCCGCAGCGACGCTGTCAGCAATCGTGGCGTCAAGCTCGCGGATGGTAGCGCCTACTCTGCCCGAGATAACGGCTCTGCTGAACCAGTGGTCCGCGCTGGCCTCGCAGGACAAAATGGTGGGCGAGTGGCCACGCCAGCTGTCGATGGCCCTGTCGATCGTGCCAACGGTGGACAACGTGCCCGAGCTGATCAGGCGCCTGCAGGGGCTCGGGATCTAGGCAGCGACGCACCGAAGTTCTCGCGCACGGCAGGCTGGACGACCGCCCGGGTCGACCGCCTGCTGACCACCTACGCCTACACCAACGCCACCGGCAAGACCAAGGCCTATGCCGCCTGGATCACGCCGCAGGACTATCTGGCCCTGACGGCCAGCGACATGTCGCGCATCGCACGCGAGGCGACCCCGCTCGATGAGGCCAAACTGGCCGCGCAGACCCAGGAGGTCTTCCTGCAGGTCGACGACCTGCCCAAGGGCGCGCGCCAGGTCACGGGCCACGAAGGCCGGCACCGGGTCTACGCGATGATGCAGGCTGGTGTCGAGCGCTTCCCCGTCATTGTCTACTCCTCCGTCGGCACGGTACTGCAGCCGCAGGCGACGCTGCGCCTGAATGGCCAGAACTTCGGTCACGCACGCGCGCCGGGCCGCCATATCGCCCTGCACGACGCGGTGCCGGTGACGTACGAAAACCGTACCACGCTGGAGACGATGTTCGGCAAGCCAGGTGGCTACGACACGCTGCTGTTCTCGCGCGCCACGCCACAGGAAAGGGCGGCCGCTGCCGGCAAGACGATCAACGCCCTGACGGTGCGCAAGGTCACGAACAAGCTCGCCGACTACCGCTCGATCGGCCTGCAAATGCTCGGCCGGCTCCAGCTGACCGACCTGTACGGCGGCCTGTTCCAGCGGGGCGGCAACCAGCCGAACATGATGCGCACCTACAGCGACCTGGCCGCGCGCATGGACGCGGAAAAGACCGAAGGCGGCAGCCGCGCCGACGCGATCGTCGACCGCTGGGCCAAGCTCAAGGACGAACGCGAGCTGGCCAAGCTGATGCACGACGCCACGCGCCTGGAGATCGACCCGTCGAAGAAATACGACTACGCCGACAACCGCAGACACTATGACGAGCTGAAAGCACGCTACGACGCCCTGTCGCCGGAAGCCGTCAAGATCTACCGGGAGGCGGCCGACGCCTACCGCACGCAGTACGACGCGGTGCGCAAGGCCGTGCGCGACCGGATCGAGCGCACCGTGCCGAGCCACCCGAACCGGGCCGCGATGATCTCCCAGCTCGAAGGCGAGTTCTTCAAGCGCAAGATCAAGGGCGTCTACTTCCCGCTCGCGCGCTTCGGCGACTACCTGGTGCAAGTGCGCTATGTCGGCCTGAACCCGCGGCCGGACCAGGGATTCACGAACGAGGCAGTGTCGTTCGCCGAAACCCTGAACGAGGCAGAGGACCTGCGCAAGCGGCTCATGAAAGAGTACCCGGCCGCGCAGGGCTACGAGGTCATGCCGATCATCAAGCGCGCCGAATACAACGCCGGGCGCGATTCGGTGCCGCGCGAGTTCCTGAAAAAACTGTTCGGCGCCCTCGACGACGCCGGCATGCAGGACCCGTCGCTGATCGACACCATCAACCAGCTGTACCTGATGTCGCTCCCGGATCTGTCCTGGGCCAAGGTCGGCATCCACCGCACCGGCCTGCCGGGCTTCTCGCAGGACGCGCGGCGCGCCTTCGCGCACTCGATGTTCCATGGCTCGAACTATCTGGCCAAGCTGAAATACTCGGACCAGCTGACAGACACCCTGGAGGCGATGCAGTCCCACGTCACTGCGCACGCCACCGACCCGGGCTACGAGCAGGTCAAGGCGCAGCAGGTCGTCGACGAGATGATCAAGCGGCACGATGCCTACCTGAACCCGAAGGGCAACAAGCTCTCGACCTTCCTGACATCGGCCGGCTTCATGTTCTACCTAGGCCTGTCGCCAGCGTCGGCCATGACCAACCTGTTGCAGACGCCGACGGTTGCCTACCCGATCCTCGGCGGACGCTTCGGTTATGCGAAGGCAGCCGCGGCCCTGCTGGAAGCCTCGAAGATGGCCATGAAGGGCCACAACGACATGAGCACGTTGCTCACGGGCGGCGAACTACTGGCGTACAAGGAGTGGGTCCGCACCGGCCTGATCGACCTGACCATGGTGCACGACCTGGCCGGCGTCGCCTCGGGCCGCGATGACGCCCTGCACGGCGGCGCGCGCAAGTTCATGAAGGCCGCGTCCTTCATGTTCCACCACGCCGAGCGCTTCAACCGCCAGAGCACCGCGCTCGCAGCCTACCGCCTGGCGCGCGAGTCGGGCCTGAACCACGATGACGCCTATCTTGCTTCGGTCGAACTGACCAAGGCCGGGCATTTCGATTATGCGGCGGGAAATCGTCCGCGCGCCATGCAAGGGCCGGTCGCTCAGGTTGTGTTGCTATTTAAGCAATATGCACAGAACCTCATCTACACGTTCACGCGCAACGGCATCAAGGCCTTCAAGGGTGACAAGGAAGCGATGCGCACCTTCGCCGGCTTGCTGGTGACGCACGCCATGGCGGCCGGCGTCCTCGGCCTGCCGGCGGTGTCCGTGCTGCTGGCGGCCGCCTCGATGGCCGGCGGTGGCGACGACGATCCGTGGGACGCCGAAGTGGCACTGCGCCGCCTGATGGCTGACGCGTTCGGGGAAAAGGCCGGCGAAGTCCTGGCACATGGCCTTTCGCGCCTGACGCCATGGGACATGTCGGGCCGCCTCGGCGCCGACCACCTGATCTTCCCGGATATCCAGGAAGGCCTGCAGGGTGAGCGGGCGTTCGACGCCTACATGACGGGCCTGCTCGGTCCAGTCGTGGGCATCGGCGTGAACATGGCCAAGGGCATGAACCAGATCGCCGATGGCCAGTTGCTGCGCGGCTGGGAAACCATGATGCCGTCGGTTGTCCGCGGCGGCCTGCGCGCATTCCGCTACGCCACCGAAGGCGTGAAGGACCGCGAGGGCATCGTCCTCATGCCCGAGGTCTCGGCGGCCGAGATCGGCGGCCAGATCCTCGGCTTCAGTCCTGGACGCCCCCGTGAGAAACAGGAAGCGAACAGCGCGATCAAGAGTTTCGACGCCCGCATTCAGCGGCGCCGCACCGACCTGGTCGAGGAATACGCACGGCTGGTGATGAAGGGTGAGGACCTGGGGCCGGCACTGGCCGAAATCAGCGCCTTCAACGAGAAGCACCCGAGCCGTGTGATCGCTCCGTTCCACCTGATGGCCAGCGTGCGCAACCGGACCCGCCGTATCGCACAGGCCGGCGAACAGGGCATGTACCTGCCGCCGAAGCGCGCGATCGAGGCGAAACAGTATGGCGATTTTGCCGACGAGAGAGGGGAGGACTGAGTGTCATTCAACTCCCCGCTCGAAGCGGGGGCTCGTTCCAATCTATATCGTGGGAAATCACCATGCCGTCGCAAGAAACCACCATCGCGCTGTCGGAACAGCGCATTGCAGCACTCGAAGAACAGGTCGCCAGGCTCGCCGCCGACCGTGATCAAGCCCTGAAATGGGGAATCCTGACCCTCGGCAGCGCGGTCATCGGACTCGTTTCGTGGATCGCAACCTACCTGAAAGATCATCTGAAATGACCCGCCACCGAACGCAGGTACGTGTCCTCAACGCTCTTGCTGCCGCTGTCCTGTTCCTCGTTGTCCTCGTCCTCGGTGCGTTCCTGTTCGGGGCGAACCTGGAAAAACCGTATCTGAGGTACGGCAACGTGCCGTTCCCAGCCGTCACCGGCATTGTCCGGCCCGGCCAGGCAGTGCAGCTGACGGTCGAACGCTGTAACGACAACGACTCGCCGCGCGGCTACCTGGTGACGCACCAGCTGCGCAACGTCGATACAAGCGCGATCGTCGTCTTGCCGGACGCCTGGGTCGAGGCGCCGCCCGGCTGCACGACCTCGGTGAGCCTACTTAACATCGTCCCGATCGGCACGCCGCCGGGAACCTATGAAGCGCGCGGCCGCGCCATCATCGAAGGCCGCTTCGGCGTGCACCAGGTGGTCTGGCAATCGCAGCCCTTCGCTGTTTTGCCAAAAGGAGAAGAATCATGCTGCTCACTTTGATCTCGATGCTCGGCGGCGGCCTGATGCGCATGCTGCCCGAGCTGGTCGGTTTCCTGAACAAGAAGGCCGACAACAGCCACGAGCTGGCCATGCTCGACAAGCAGATCGCGCTCGAACAGACCAAGTCGGCCATGCGGCAGCAGGAAATCACGACGCAGGGCGAGGCCGATATGAACCTGGCCGAAATGAACGCGCTCACCGAAGCGCTGCGCGGGCAGATGCAGGTGACGAACAACTGGTTCATCGACGGCCTGAATTTCGCCGTCCGTCCCATGACGACCTATTACCTGCTGGCCATGTATGGACTGGTCAAGCTGGCCATGTACCAGATGGCGATCCTGCACGGCGTCTCGGGCTGGGAAGCGATCATCAAGCTCTATGATGAAGAGGACCGCGCGATCCTGTCCGGGGTTTTGGCGTTCTGGTTCGTTTCACGCTCGCTCGACCGTAACAAGGGACTGGTGAAGTGAGCCGGGCCCTCGAACTGGCCCTGCGCCTGATCCGCACCTTCGAGGGCTGCCGTCTCCGGGCCTACAAGGATGTTGTGGGCATCTGGACGATCTGCTTCGGGTCGACCCGCGGCGTGAAGGAGGGCATGGTGCAGACGCAGACCGCCTGCGACATGCTGCTCGCCTCGGAAGCAGGCGGCTTCATGTTGAGGGTGTTGCAGCTGTGCCCGAACCTGGCCAAGCACCCGGAGAGGCTGGCGGCCGTCACCAGCTTCGCGTACAACCTGGGCCTCGGCGCCTTCAAGGCCTCGACCCTGCGGCGCAAATGCCTGCGCGACGACTGGAACGGCGCCTCCGCGGAATTCCCGAAGTGGCGCTTCGCCGGCGGCCGTGTCTGGCGCGGCCTGATCATCCGGCGCGCCCTGGAGCGAAAGACCTTCGACGGCGGATAGAGCGCCCACACAACTGACTGCACCACAGCCCGTCCACCTTTTCCAGGTGGGCGGGCTTTTTTGCTTTTACCTACCGCGCGCCGCAGAACCGTCCGATGCTGTACACAGATATATCTCCAGACAGCGGAGGGGTCATGCGATTCTTCACCGACAACGATATTGCGCAAGTGGCAGAGGCCATGCTGCTCGCCCCGGGTGTGCGCGACCCGTCGTTCCTGGGCAAGCTGAGTGGCGTCAAGCGGCGTGCCCGTGCGCGCGCCGTCATCGCCTACGTCGAGCAGCTCGCCCCGCCACCGCCCGACCATTCGATCACGACGATCCGCACGCTGATGCGCCGCCTGTTCGACCGGGCCGTCTCGAACAACGACCTCGATCGCTACTTCGCCACGGCAGGGCGCAAGGCCGACGACCGGGTCGACATGGAACACTTCGAGGCCTGGTACGTGACGCACGAGCCGCACAACCGCCAGGGCGCCGAGCAGCTGGTCGCCGATCTGGACGCGGAATGGATCCATTTTACGAAGCTGGCCGCCCGCGAGGCCGGCAAATTGCGGCGTCGGCAAGGCAAAGGCGCACGCCAGTAGGGCAGTGACGCCCGTCCGCCGGGGGCTTATCTGGTTCTCAGATATATCCCAGAGCGGGAGCGCGCCCCCTGGCCCAAACTGCTGAGCTGCCAGAGGGCGGGCCACCGCTTGCGGATATATCTTGGAGCGTCTTCACGGTGCCGGACGCGCCGGCCTTCAAGGCATGATGTACTCGGTGCCGTCGGGATCGCGCCGGCGTCCAGAGTCGGGGTGCCGGTGAAAGCCCGCGGGCTCGGTGCCGTCCTCGCCGCTCCACGCATCGAGCGCGGCCTTCGCCTTCTCGTAGCTGCTGTAGCACCATCTGTCCTCGTAGCCGCCCGGCGTCACGTCGGCCAGCAGGGCCCAGGTGTAGAGCAGCTTGTGCACGCCGCAGATCCGGTCGCACTTCACCTGCACGTCGGTGAGGTGGTGTTCCCAGGCGGCAGCGACGGCGCGCAGCTCGCGGGCCAGATCATCGGTAGGGTCAATCATCATCCGACCAGCTCCGCGGTTTCGTTGACCTTTGCGTGCAGCCGGTAGCCGTCGTCCTTGTTCAGCCAGCCCATCGACATAAAGCAGGGGTTGCCGTTGACGGAGCGGGGCAGGGCTCGGCTGTATTCCTCGTAGAAGAACTGAATATTGTCGGCAACCATCTGCTGCCGGGTCGGTTCGTCGAGCATCAGCACTGGCATGAACACCATGGGCAGATCCGAGGGGTTGTGCATCATCCAGCTGACGAAGACCTCGTTGCGATAGACGCGCTTGGCCAGGTCGGCGATCTCGGCGTCGGTTTTGCTGATGTAGGGCTTGTTTTCGGGGTCGTCCATGGCGTGCGTTCCTGGTGCGGGGCGCCAGTATAACGCCGTCGGTGGGTGGAGGTTGGCCCGGCTACGTCCAGAAGTACAGCGGGTGCAGTTGCAGCACAGGCCGCCGGCATTGTACATTGCTGCATGGAACCAATAAAAGTGTTGATACTCGATATTGATGGCGTTTTGAACAGCGAGCGCAGCAGCGCGGCCCTCGGCGGCTATCCGCACAGCTTCGAGCCGGCGGAATTCGCCAAGTTCGACCCGGTCGCTCTGGCCTTGCTGCGGAAACTGGTCGATGCCACCGGCGCGCTCGTCGTCCTCTCTACCTCCTGGCGGGTCTACTTCACCTGCGCCGAGGTGGAACGCGCCTTTGAGGTGGCAGTGCTGGACGCGACCCCGGACCTGGGCGCCGGTTCGTGCCGCGCCGACGAGATCACGGCCTGGCTCGGCGAGCATCCCGAGGTGACGCGCTTCGCCATCGTTGACGACATGCCGATGGACTTTGAACACGCGTCGATCCAGGACCGTTTCGTGCAGACGAACCCGATGCACGGCCTCGGCCTGGAGGAATACCGCCAGCTGCGGCACCTGCTGACCGACAACCCGCCTTAACCGGCTTCGTGCATGCAGCCGGCGCAGTGCGGGTCGCGCGTCTCCTGGGTGTAGGCGCAGCGGCTCGTATCGAACGGCGACACGACCTCGACGTAGATCGGCGCCCGCGACGGGTTGCCGGCCGCGTCGTAGAACGTCGGGCCCCAGCCGGCCTGCGCGGTGAACTTCGCGCCCGGCGCCGGCCGGGGCATGTTGTAGCAGCCGTTGTGCGACTTCATGGCTTCTTCGTCTGGCGGCCGATGTGGGCAATGATCGCGTCGGCCAGCATCATCGGCGGCACGCTGGCCTCGATAACACCTGCTTCGATCAGCTCCTGCCGGACCATGTCCATGCAGTCGGCCATACCGCGCATCGTCGCCAGCTGGTCGGCCGCGCGACGGTCGATCGTGGCCATGCGTTCGTCGAAGTCGAGCAGCTCCCGGTGATACAGCTCCCCGGTCTTGGTGTCGCGGTAGACGGTAAGCGAGATCGTGTCGCGCAGCGTGCCGGCGCCCCTCGAAAGGCCCACCAGCTCGTACTCGCCGCCTTTGCCCTGGCAGGTGTAGAGGTGTTCGGTCGCCGCGGTGCGCGCATCCCGGGCCTGTACCGCCGCGTGCAGATTACGTCGTGTCTCGTTCAGCTCGCCAGTCACCCGCTCGATCTCTTCCAGCAGCTGCGTCAACAGGTGCTGGGCCACACTGGTTTCGAGCGGCGTCATTCTTTCGGCGCTCCTTCCTGTGCAGCGGCAGCGGCCGCGATCGCCTGGCTTACGCTCCCGAACCCGGCGCTCTTGGCTTTGTCCAGGAGATAGTTGTAGATCGTCGAGTACGACCCTGCCAGCTTGTCAGCATGCGGCACCGCCTGCGCCCCCTGGTTTCCCTGCCAGGCCACGCCAGCATAGAAGGCGTTCATCACGTCCGTCTTGATGCACTCGCGCGGATCGTCGTCGTAGCAGCTTGCGTGCGCCTCGGCGGCGTCGATCAGGATTCCGATGGCGGTCTGGGCTTCGTCCAGTGACACGTTGTCGATCATGCTGCGTCTCTCCTCTGCTGTGGTGGTGTCCATTATCCTTTGTGCTTCCACGGAATGAATGCGTCGGGCAGCTGGCAATTGGCGGGCGCGTCGGCGAACATCGGCCCGATCTGCTCGGGCTTGTATCCGGCCAGGCCGCAGCCGATCGCCGTCACGTAGAAGTCCCACCCCGGGCAGCGCGCGGCGAAAGCCTTGAATGTCCCAACGTAGAAAGCGATCTGGTCCAGGGACAGTGGGCGCAGCAGCGCATCTTTCGTCGGGATCGCATAGCTGTTGCCCTGCATGCCGATGCCCTGGCCGTACACGGCGCCGTACTGGTCGAGCGCAGTCTTCGCAGCACCCTTGCCGTGGCGGCCGGCGAGGTTCGAGCCGAACACGAAGATCCGCGGCCGTGGGTCCGGCACTTCCCACACCGGCACTTTGGCCGCGCGCGCCTTGGCCACCATGTCTGCCGTGCCACTGTTCCCGGTGAACGCGACGACGGCCTCGGGGTTGTGCTTGGCCAGCATCGCGGCGTTGCGGATCGACCCGGCAACCGCGCCGTATTTCTTCCACTCGGCTTCCTCGGTGACGAACGCGATGCCGCGCGCGACGGCCCAGGCACGGCCGAGCATGTCGGCCCCACGGGCGCCGCCCTCTATTATGAGTGTGATGCCGTGCTTGGCGTGGACCGCGTCGAGCGCCCAATAGACGCGCGCGGCGTTGCTGTACTCGCGGCCACCGCAGACGAGGACCCGCATTACTCGCCTTTTGTCAGTTCCAGCACCGCGCCGAGGACCTTGTGCAAGTCCTCGACGTTCTTGCGCCGCCGCGCGCCGTCGCTACCAGCCGGGCCGCGCAGGTAGGCCGCCAGCAGCGCCTGGACGCCGGGCCGCTGCAAGGCACTGTTGATGTTCGGCATCTGTCGGCGCAGGTTCCTGAACAGATCGTCGTCGTTGTTCTCAAGCATATTTATTCCTTTGGCCGAGGTTCCGCATGGAACGTGTGTTTGCAGTAGGGGCAGGTGTAGACCACCAGGTTAAAGAACGGCATGACTTCCTCGGCGTCGGGATGGCTCCACTGGTAGCGGTCGCGGTCCTCGACAGGCATCGGGGCGTCGGCCGAGCACACGCGCGGGGGCAGGGGAGTGTAGTAGTAGATCATGCGGTCCCCTTGGCGATGTAGCGGCGCAGCGTGTGCAGCGGCAGGCCGGTACGGCGTGTCATCGTGGTCCAGGCCACGCAGCTATCGACGTAGGGCGGGCACGCCGGGAACAGCTCGATGCTGCCCACGAAGATAGCGGCCATCCATTCGCGCCGGCGCACAGCCTTGCCGAACACCTGGCCGACGAAGAGGCCCTCGCGCGCATTGCGGCTCTTCATTCGACTGCCCATCCAGGAATGCGCACGCCGTTGGCAGCATAGGTGCGCCGGGCCATGATGGCGCGGGCCTTGGCACTGCGCAGGCGCTTGCGCAGCCCGCGCAAGCCCTTGTGCCAGCGCACGTGCTTGCCGACGCAGACGCCGACATAGCGGCCCTCGCGCGCGGCGCGGCTGGTGCCGGGCAGGGGTGCAACGGCTTCGGCCAGCGCGTCCACAATCAGGTCTTCCGGCCGCACGTTGAGCCGATGTGCCAGGACGTGCAGCTCGCGCGCCTGTTGCTCGGGCAAGCGCATATTGAGGTCAATGTATTGAGTCACTGGATCACCCACTCGGCGCGGCCGATGTATTCCATTTCCTCCCACGTGGCGCGGTAGTAAGCGGCCCCGCCCTGCTGGCCGTTCTCGCCGGTCATCTGGACGTAACCCTGCGCGCCCCAGGCCTTCGGCTCGGTGACTGCCATGAAGCAGCAGGCGAACATCGGATTGGCCACCTCGGGCGAGAGCTGCACCACGTCGCCACGTTCCAGCTCCCGCGGGCTCATGCCGTCACCAGGCGCGCACGTGCACGCTCGATATCGGCCTGGACGTGCGCCACCAGTTTCGGGTCCGTCTCGTCCTTGAATTCGTCAGCATAGGCGGCGATCGCTTCTTCGCTGGTGAGGTAGTCGGCCACGTCGTAGGGCGCGCACATGGCGAGGTGCGTTTTCCCCGCGGCTTCGAGGGCCAGGAACTCGGGATCGTTGTAGATCCCTTTCGAGCCGACGACGGCGCGCGTGATGCGGTCGTTCTCGTCGCTGAACAGGCAAATGTCGGAATTGCCCACGCTCGCATTGCGGCCACAGGCCAGACCTTCGGAGACAATGAAGCGGTAGCGGCAGCGCGTGCCGTCCAGCTGGCGCATCGCCGCGTTGTAGTGCAGACCCACCAGCTTCTCGGCGACCCGTTGTGCTTTCTTTATAGCTCCCACTATCTCAGTCCTTTTTATTTTTGAGTTTGTCCGCCGGATCAGGCGTGGCCGGCGGTGCTTCGCCGCACCACTCGCATTGCGACTCCCCGTCTGGTCCGTGCGGCCCAAACCTGTGCCCGTTCATGTTGGCCGCGCACTCGTCCGGCTCGATAAGGCGGCGCGTTGGCTTGAATTGAGCCAGCTCGGCATCGGTCAGCGGTGGGCAGTCCGGGTCGTCCAGCGCTGCAGCCGTGATCGCCGCGTCCTCGCCGGGCGTCGGCAAAACGGTCGACGGTTTCAGTTTCATCAGTGTTTCCTCTGCGCGGCGTAGGACGGCCGTATTTCTGCCGGCATCATGCTGATCAGCTCCTTCAAGAAGGCGCCGAGCACCTCCGGCGTCGGGTACTTGGCCCGCAAGCGCTCGACGAAGTCAGCCGGCGACACGCCAGAGGCCCGGCCGATAACCGTGCTTGCCCACATCGCGGCCGCATCTTCGTAGGTGCCGTTGCCGGCTTCGAGGCGCGCGTACAGCGCCTGCATGTCTTCGTCGTTCACTTCAATACTCCAGCTTCTTTGACGCCGACCATCAGGGCTGGCGGGCGCGGGATCTCGACGCCGATCGGACGCCACATGTGTAGACAGTACGGGTGATTGTTCACCCAATCCGAGCGGGGAGGGTGCAGTTGCATGACGCAGTCGTCGTCGTCCCAAAACAGGCTTTTGACCAGGCACATTTCCTTCCAGGTCGGGCAGCGATTCGGCAGGGACACCGACACATGTTCCCAGCCTTCGCCGTCGCTGGCGATGACGCGCAGCGGTGCTTCCTGCAAGACCGGCCGCATGAAGAACAGACCATTGTTGCCGTCGGCAGCGGACGTAGCGAAGTCGCCCTTCGTGACGCGGTATTTCTCAGGTACGCGGAACGTCATGCGTCACCCCACATCCAATAGACGGACGCGATCAAACCGAGGACGGCCAGGCCTGCGAGGGCCGGCGAGGCGAAAGCGATGCCGGCGAAAGAGCCTGCGATCGCAACGGTGCTGATCGCTCGTGCAGTTGAATTACCCACTTTGTTCTCCATTCGTGTACACCCACAGGAAGTAGATCGAGACGACCAGTGCGACGACGGCCAGGCCCGTGATCTCTGGCAGCGCGAACGACATACCGACCATACCAAAGGAGGCCGAGGCCGTGCTAAGGGTGCGGGCGATCGGGTTGGTCATATAGGATCGCTCACGACAACGATGGTTTTGCCCTTGTAGCGCGCCAGGTCCGGCACGCGGCTGCGCGTCAGCAGGTCCTGGTACAGGGTGCGCGGCAGGAAGATCATCGACGACCCGGGCGCGCAGGCAGCGACAGCACGGTTGGCCGCCTGTACGCCGTTCACTTCGGTCAGCGCGCGAAACGCGTCGCTGATGGTTTGCGAAAGATTCATTGTGCCTCCTGTTTCTTGGTGAAATCGTCGGGGTGCGCCCGCACCTCGGGCGCGAACCAGCCAGCGAAGCGGCCGGACGATTGCAGGTCCTCGCCGCTCATATCCATGTACTTGGCTTCCCCCAGCTGCACGGCACGGCCTTTACGCACGATCGACGCCAGTGCCAACCAGCTCTGGCCGTCCCGGGTCTCAGCGGACACCATGACGCACTCGACGCGCTGCGGCATGTTCGCCAGCTGGCCGTACTTCTTGTACAGCGAAGCGGCCACGTCCCCTGTTGTGCCCTCGGGCAGCGTCCAGGTTTCCGAGATCAGCAGCACCGTATGCGCGTTATTGAGTTTGACCAGCTCGCGCACCATCAAGGCCATCATTTCCTTATTGGCCTCGCTTGCGAAGTCACACGGAATGATCTGCGCCTCCCGGCCGATGATCGTGAACACGGGCGGGACTTGGCCGTGCTGGACCATGACCTGGCGCGCGTGCATGAGGGCGCGGTCGATCAGGTCGCGCAGTTGTTTTTCTGGCAAATTTGACATAATGTTAATTATGCGGTGAATCAACAGTTATTGTTCGTAGTACACGTT